TTGTCTCAATATATGAGATGACACGCCGATAGGAGACGCTCGAATGTTCAATCAACTTGACAAGGCCATTACACTTAACTTGCTAAAGTGCTTCAGGCACTTCGCGCAAGCCGCAGCGCGGATAGCTTGCGCAGTAGTAAGTGTCCTGGGGATACTATTCATTAGCGCGGCTAATGCTGTAGCACCAATACATGATGGTATTCAAATACAACAAACGCCTAAACAATATGCAAAAGCCAATCTTCCATTACATGAATATAAATGCGCTTTAGAGCTGTATACCAAAGAGAGTAACTGGAGACCAAACGCTAAGAATGGTAGCCACTATGGCATACCACAAGGTAGAAGCGAATGGCTTAGAACTGCATCACCAGTAGATCAGGTTAAGTGGGGCATTAAATATGCCAACAATCGCTATAATGGATTATGTAATGCACTAAACGCATTTAAGATTAAGGGCTGGCACTAATGGGTAGTAAACATCTAGGCAGTTATAAGTGGAAGCAACAAAGGTTGCTCGTGCTTAGGCGAGACTGCTACATCTGTGCGTATTGTGGTGAAGCAGCTAACGAGGTAGATCATGTGCAGCCGCGTGTTCTCGGCGGTAGCGATGACCTGGACAACCTCGTGGCCTGCTGCCGTAGATGCAATAGCAGTAAGGGTAAGCGTAGCGATGCCCTTTTTTTAGGTCGGCAGTCTACCCCCCCTGTCTTTCAAGGCAATCTCTCTCCAAGAGCAGCCTCAGTCATTCCTGAGAACCCGTTTGTAACCGAAACCACACCAGCCATTAACTGATGACCACCAAAGCAAAACCAGTCAGGACTGGGGCAAGAAAAAAACCCCTAGTTGGTGCGGTAAAACCACGCATCCACACGCCTTTTCTCAAGGGCGATTCAAAAGTAGGCGAGGTTGCTGAACTAGCTGAGAAGATCGGTATGCCGTTGCTTGATTGGCAGCTACTTGTCCTAGAGGACATGTTGCGAGTTGATGCTAAGGGCGATTTCAGGCGCAAAACTATGGGATTGCTAATTGCACGTCAGAATGGTAAAACCCACGTTGCTCGCATGCTTATTCTGGCTCATCTGTTCTTATGGGATAGCAAAATGGTTATTGGTATGTCATCTAACCGAAATATGGCCTTAGATACCTTTAGGCAGGTTGCTAATGTAATTCTTGATAATGATTTTCTCAAAGACCAGGTCAAGCAGATTAGATACGCTAATGGCCAGGAGTCAATCACAACTCTTAAAGGCAATCGTTATCAGATCGTAGCTGCAACACGAGACGGCAGCCGTGGACTTACTGCTAACTTCTTATTCATAGATGAGTTGCGTGAAATATCGGAAGAAGGCTGGAAAGCAGCTCGTCCAACTACTCGCGCTACTGGTGGCCAGACTTTAGTTTGCTCAAATGCCGGTGATGCTTATTCAATCGTGTTAAATGACTTACGAGAGCGTGCTTTGTCATATCCATCGCCTACACTTGGCTGGTATGAATATTCCGCGCCACCCCATTGCAAAGTTGATGATCGTAATGCTTGGGCTATGGCTAACCCTTCTCTCGGCAAGCTCATTGACGAGGAGACGCTGGAAGAAGCAGTAGCAACAAACCCTATTAACAACACCCGCACGGAATTATTAACGCAATGGGTTGATAGCATGACATCACCCTTCACAACTCAAATGGTTAGCGATACTTCTGACTCAACACTGCAAATTACTCCTGGCGGCAATATCGTATTCGCCATCGATGTATCTCCATCAAAGCGATCTGGTGCATTATTGGCTGGCAAGTTAAATCAGGCCACAGGAAAGATAGAACTAGGGCTTATGCAGCTTTGGACTAGCGATGTTGCAATAGATGATCTAAAAATGGCGGCAGATGTCCACGCATGGGCGCAAAAGTTCAAACCGCGTGTAATTATGTATGACAAATACGCCACAGCTTCAATTGCTCAAAGATTGCAGCAATCAGGGCAGAAAATGGAAGATTGCTCAGGCCAATCCTTCTACCAGGCTTGCGGTGAGATACTAGATGCGTTTGTGAATGTTCGTTTAGTTCATTCTGGCCAAAAAGAGCTGACAGAATCCTGGTTCTCTGTTGGTGCTAAGACAAATGACGCAGGTTGGCGAATCGTCAGACGCAAGTCAGCAGGAGACGTAACTAGCGCGATTTGCTCAGCGATGATTGTTCACTACTTGACAAAACCGCAATCAACACCTCAGATATATGTTTGACACGCGTCTTGAATAATGAGACAATACTTGCCAACTAGGGTAAGGTTGGTGTATGGGTTTATTCTCTCGCTTTAGCAAACCAGCAATAATTGAAGCGCAGTATGCACCACCGGTAATGGCCGACGTTTACCAATACCAAACCCCGTTTAATTTACTTTATATCGACAGAGCGTCAGCAATGTCTATTCCAGCTGTCAACCGTTGCCGCAACTTAATTTGCAACACTATTGGCGCAATGGAATTAAAATTAGAATCAAAGCGCACTGACGAGTATTTACCTAAACTGCCGTGGATGGATCAACCATCACACAATCAACCTTACGCAGTAACAATGGCTTACACAGTAGATTCACTTCTATTTTTCGGCGTGGCTTACTGGGAAATTACCGAAGTTTATGCTGACAACGGATACCCAGCAAGATTTGACTGGGTTGCAAACAACCGGGTTGTTCCAAAGTTTAATCAAAGAAATACATTTATTGAAAGTTACGCAGTCGATGGCATCAAACGCCCTATGTCTGGTGTTGGTTCACTTGTAACATTCCAAAGCATGACTGACGGCATTTTGCAAGTTGGTGCAAGAGTTTTAACATCTGCACTTGATCTTGACAAAGCAAGTTCAATAGCGGCCGCCACGCCCATCGCGTCTGGTGTGTTAAAAAATACAGGAGCTGACCTCGGTGAATCTGAGGTTCAAGGTTTACTAGCTGCCTGGCGGAACGCCAGAAATAACAGGTCAACTGCGTATCTCACTAGCACTCTCGAGTTCCAACCAGTTGGATTCTCTCCTAAAGATATGATGCTAAACGAAGCAAAGCAATACATGGCAACTGAAATTGCAAGACTTTGCAACGTGCCAGCGTATTACATTTCAGCTGACATGAACAACAGCATGACCTATGCCAACGTTCAAGATGAACGCCGCCAGTTTGTATCTCTATCTTTGCAATCCTACATTTCAGCGATTGAACAACGCCTTAGCATGAATGACATAACACCATCAACACAAAAGGTGTGCATAGATTTGGATTCAGGATTCTTACGTGCTAACCCATTAGAGCGTTTAGCAGTAATTGAAAAAATGTTAACACTTGGACTTATCTCAGTCGAAGATGCAATGGCAATGGAAGAACTATCACCAAACGGGAGTGAAACAAATGCAATTAACCTTCAGTAGCGATATTGAGTGCGATCAAGGCCGTAGAATTATTTCCGGTAAAATTGTGCCTTACGATGGCGAAATTGGCCAGACATCAGTTGGAAAAGTTGTATTTGAGCAAGGTTCAATCCAGCTTCCAGAGCCAGGCAAGTCAAAACTATTATTAGAACACGATGCAAAGAAACCTATTGGCAAAGCCGTATCTTTCAATGAAACAAAAGACGGCGTTTACGCATCATTCAAAGTCTCCAACACTAGCCGCGGAACAGACTCACTAATCGAAGCATCAGACGGCCTTCGTTCAGGGCTTAGTGTTGGAGTCGAAGTTCTAGCATCACAACCCCGTAACGGCGTGTTGTATGTTCAATCAGCAAGACTATTTGAAACAAGTCTTGTTCAAGCAGCTGCGTTCGATTCAGCAGCAGTAACTAGCGTTGCAGCATCAGCGGCAGAAACCGAAGATGAAGCACTAACCGAAATCCCACAATCAGAAAGTGAGGCCATCTTGGATACTCCAGATGCCGTAGCACCTGAGGCTGTAGTAGAAACCCCTGCGGTTGAAGCCTCACGCCCAACAGTAACAGCAGCATTTTACGCTGCACCACGCCTAGAGTTCACAAAGGAAAAGTTCCTAGAGAATTCAGTTCGCGCTCAGCTCGGTGATGACGATGCTCGTCAATACATCCGCGCAGCAGCAGATACAACAGACAATGCGGGCCTCGTACCAACGAGACAGCTCACAGAAATCATCAACGGCATCTCAAATGCAGATCGCCCATTTATTGATTCAATTTCAACCGGAGTTCTACCTGATGCAGGTATGACTTTTGAAATTCCTAAGGTGACCGTAGCGCCGACTGTCGCGGTTGCGAGTGAGGGTGGCACACCATCTAACACAGACATGAACAGCGCGTTCGTTTCTGTAAACGTTCAAAAGTTTATTGGACAGCAAGTATTCTCACTAGAAATTCTTGATCGTTCATCTCCAGCGTTCTTTGCTGAACTTGTTCGTCAAATGGAATTTGCTTACGCAAAGTCAACAGATGTTGCAGTTGGAACAGCCTTAATTAACGGTGGAACAGATGGCGGCAACCGCGCAGCTCTTACAACAGGCGCACTAGTAGCAGACTTTGTTTCAGATGCAGCAGTTTCTATCTATAAGGGAACTCTTGGATTTGCACAGAACATTATCGTTTCTCCAGAACAATGGGGCGCGCTGATGGGCTTGGTAGATTCATCAAACCGCCCAATTTTCCAACAGACAATTAACCCACAAAATGCTGGTGGCACATTAACAGCAACAGCAATTCGTGGAAACTTGCTTGGTCTTAACCTTCGCGTTTCAACTGCACTAACAGATGGATCAGGCGTTGGCGATAACACAGCAATCATTGTGAATCCAGATTCTTACACATGGTATGAGTCACCACGACTACAGCTACAAACAAACGTGATCTCAACAGGTCAAGTTCAAGTTGCTTACTACGGATATGGCGCAATCGCTACTAAGTTAGCTGCTGGTGCATACCGTTACATGGTTGCATAAGTAACCCTTAGCAATAGTGTTGTAGGGGCTTTGTAGCCCTTAGCCCCTACAATTTTAATTAGAGAGGAAATCATGCCAGCAACATACGTAACACAAGCCGAACTGCGCAGCGTTCTAGGCATAGGTTCTCTTTATAGTAATGATGTAGTAGAAGAATGCGCACAAGCAGCTGAAAACATTATTAAAGGGCAATTATGGTTTAACAACTATTATGCTCATGCAAGAAGCCTCACAAACAACTTTGCAACACTTTATTTTCAACAACCTCATGGCATGTATGTTGGCCAAAGCGTAACCATTACTAATGCCGGTTCTCCATTCAACGGCACAAAGACAATTACTGAGGTTAACGGCGCAACTGAAATATCTGTGTTTAATTATCAAAACTATTTTTTAACAGCTTACAACTATTCAATTACCTATGCAGCCACAGGCGCAGATCAGGTAAAAAATCCTTTGCAACCACTTGCCACAGTAGCAGCTGTTACAAACATTGACTATGCAACAGTTCCAGAAGTTAGAGAAGCATCACTCCTAATTGCTGTTGACATCTGGCAATCAAGACAACTTTCAAATGCTGGTGGCGTATCACCAGATGGCTTTACACCTTCACCTTACCGTATGGGCAATACTCTTTTAGCGCGTGTTAGAGGTTTGATTGCGAATTACTTAAACCCTAGTGGACTAGTCGGATGACAGTTGCCGTCACAACTCTCCGTTCTACCATTGCAACGGCTTTAAGTAATCCGGCGGTATGGCAGGTATTTTCCTTCCCACCTGCCTCACCGCTGGCCAACAGCGTGGTTGTAGAACCTGATGATCCTTATATTGTGCCAAGCAATAACCAGCATATAACTATTGCACCGCTGGCTAATTTTCGCTTAAAACTTTACTTGCCACTACTTGACAACCAGGGTTCACTTGCAAGCATGGAAGATTTTATTGTTGACGTATTTACTAAACTAGCGGCATCTTCGCTAAACTATAATATTGGCTCTGTGTCTGGGGTATCGGTTGATACAACAGCTGGAGACCTTCTCACGACGGAAATACGTCTGAGTATTCTTACGAGTTGGAGTTAAAATGACCAATAATCTAACACCTGAGGATTTGGCTTTTCTTAAAAAGATTGGTCAAATTGAATCCACCCCAAAGGCAGCAGCCAAGAAAGACGAGGAATAAACAATGGCAATTTTCTTAAACAACAAAGTTGGCTTTAAGGTAGCAACAGTTGATCTATCAGATCACGTTACAGCCTTTACATTAAACCGCCAAGCAGACCAACTAGAAGTCACGGCGATGGGGGACTCGAGCCATCGATTCGTAACCGGATTGTCAGCTGACACGATTACAGTTTCATTCTTGAATGACACAGCAGCAGGCTCAGTCCTTGCTACTCTACAAGCTGCATACGGCACAACCGTAGCGTTCTCAGCAATTCAGGATAAGGTTGCATCAGTATCAGCAACCAACAAACTTTACACAGGCACAATTCTTATCGACAATATTCCAGACATTAGCGGCGCTGTCGCTGACGAGGCTGCGTTTGATATCACATTTACCTGCAACAGCACAACAGCTTTAGCAACAACAGGCACATTCTAAACAACTAAAAGAAAAGGGCTAAAATGGCACAGTTAAGAATAGTAAGGGTGGATGGTAGCGATACTGTCCACCAAATCACACCAGCAATAGAATATG